AAGACGGCTCCGAAAGAGACGAAACCGCAGACTTATGCAATGGTCTGTACCGCGCCGACGTGCAGGACTCGTGCGCCGAAGAGGCATTCGACAATGCTTTCGAAGAGGCGGTGGGCGGCGGCTTTGGAGCTGTCAGGCTTCGGACAGTCTACGAGGACGAAGAGGACGACGAAAACGACCAGCAGCGCATCAGGATCGAACCGATATTCGATGCCGATTCGTCCGTCTTTTTTGATCTAAACGCCAAGCGGCAGGACAAGAGCGACGCAAAGCGCTGCTATGTACTCACAGCCATGTCTCGGCAGGCTTATAAAGAAGAGTACAACGACGATCCGACAAGCTGGCCTAAAGAGGTCATGCAAACCGAGTTTGATTGGGCTACGCCTGATGTCGTCTACGTTTGCGAGCATTATCGGATCGAAGAAACTAAGGAAACCGTCCGGACGTATCAGGCGCTCGACGGCACCGAGGTTAAGTATTCTGATTCTGACTTCGAGAAAAACGAAGAGCTGGAAACCGAGCTATTAGAAACAGGCCATCGCGAAGTGCGGCAGAAGCGCGTCAAGCGCAAACGCGTGCGCAAATACATTTTGAGCGGCTCGAAAGTGCTTGAGGATCTCGGATATATCGCTGGCAAGTGCATCCCGGTTATTCCCGTTTACGGCAAGCGCTGGTTTGTTGACAACGTCGAGCGGTGCATGGGTCACGTGCGCTTGGCCAAAGACCCGCAGCGCCTAAAGAATATGCAACTCTCCAAGCTAGGAGAGATCAGCGCATTGTCGAGCGTCGAGAAGCCAATCTTCGCACCTGAGCAGATCACAGGCCACGAGATGATGTGGGCGCAGGACAATCTGAAAGATTATCCGTATTTATTAGCCAATCCGATCACAGGGCCCGATGGGGCAATGCAGGCCGGGGGCCCGGTTGCTTATACCAAGCCTCCGCAGGTTCCGCCGGCAATGGCCGCATTGCTGCAGCTCACTGAGCAGGATATGGCCGAGATTCTCGGAAATCAGCAGCAAGCCGACAAGATGGTCAGCAACATCAGCGGCAAGGCTGTCGAGGCTATCCAGGAGCGGATCGACGCGCAGGCCTTTATCTATATGAGCAATCAGGCCAAGCTAGTGCAGCGCACGGGCGAGGTGTGGCTATCGATGGCTAAAGATGTGTACATCGAAGAAGGTCGGAAAATGAAGTCGATCGGTTCTCAGGAGCAGGTCGAATCGGTTCAGATCATGAAGCCATCGGTTAATTCTGAGACCGGCGAAATCGAGTACGAAAACGATCTTGCCGACGCATCGTTTGACGTAGTGGCATCGGTAGGCCCGACCTCGCGCAGTAAGCGCCAAGCTACGCTGCGGTCGCTGATCAACATGATTCAGATCACCGACGACCCTGAAACGCGCCAGGTTCTAACCGGCATGGCCATGCTTAACATGGAAGGCGAAGGGATTCAGGACGTTCGCGACTTCTTCCGCAAGCGCATGGTCATGATGGGCGTTATTAAGCCGACCGAGGAAGAAGCCGCAGAAATGCAAGCCGCTGCACAGAATCAGCAGCCGGACCCGAATGCAGTATTTTTACAGGCAGCAGCCGAGGAAGCGACTGCTAAGGCTGCGCAGGCTCGGGCGTCTGTCATTAAGACCGTGGCGGATTCTGAGCTTGCGCAGGCTAAGACTATCGAGACGATGGCTAAGGTCGATCTCGGCGCACAGGATCAATCTATTAAGATTGCACAAATGTTAGGCAATACGCTTGGTCAGCCTGAGCAGATACAGCAGCCAGAGATCCAAGCGCCGCCGATGCAATAAATTAAGCGGTATCCACCTGGCCGCACAATCAGGTGAGATTAGGGGTATTTAATGGACGAAAATCAGGCAGATAAGGAACAGCAACCAGAAATCGAGATTGTCGAAGATCAGCTCACCGAAGCTCAGCCCGTCGAGGCTGAAGAAGAGCAAGATCAGGACATTATCGAGGACGAGGTTGTAGTTTCAATTGGTGAGGAAGCGCCGCCCACCGAAGAGGCTGACAAGCCCGCGCCTAAATGGGTTAGGGAGTTGCGTAAGACTCAGCGAGAACTGCAACGAGAAAATCGGGAACTAAAAGCTAAGCTGGAAAGTTCAACTGTAGTTGAGAAAAAGCCGACACAGTTAGGAAATAAGCCCACGCTTGATAGTTGCGATTATGACTCGGAGTTGTTCGAGGCTGAGCTGGCGAAGTGGTATGAACGCAAGCGTGAGGTAGACGCCGAGGAAGCCAAGGCTAGAGAATCGCAAGAAGCGCAGGAGCGCGACTGGCGGTCTAAGCTGGACGCTTACGGAAAGGCTAAAGCCGATTTACGTGTGCGTGACTACGACGACGCTGAAGAGGCTGTACAACAGCTTTTCGACGTGACTCAGCAGGGTGTATTGATTGAAGGAGCCAACAATCCGGCTCTTTTGGTTTATGCGCTCGGCAAGAACCCAAGCAAGGCCAAGGAATTGGCAGCGATTAAAAGCCCCGTCAAGTTTGCTTTTGCGGTCGCTAAACTGGAGAAAGAATTGAAAGTTAGTAACCGTTCAAGGCAAGCGCCGCCACCAGAGAAAACCGTCACTGGAACGGGACGAATATCTGGTGCAGTTGATTCAACACTTGAAAGGCTCCGCGAGGAAGCAGCAAGCAGTGGCGACATGTCCAAAGTGCTAGCCTACAAACGGCAGCTCCGTAAAAAATAACCGAGGTTAATTATGTCTAACTCATTTTCCAAAGAAGAGCGCATTGCTTTCGAGGATCTCCTCGAAGGTTTCAATGACGCGCTGGTTCTGTCCAAGAACGTAGCCGTCTACAACACCGATCAGCAGATGATGGAGCGGACCAACAACATCATTTGGCGCCCGCAGCCCTACATCGCTACGTCGTACTCTGGCACCGACCAGACGACCAACTTCGACGACTACAACGAGTTGTCAGTGCCTGCCACGATCGGCTTTTCGAAGTCGGTGCCATGGTCGATGACCGCCACCGAATTGCGTGACGCTCTGCAAGAGCAGCGCCTCGGCAGCTCGGCCAAGCAGAAACTTGCTTCCGATATCAACCTGGCCGTGATGAACGTCGCAGCAAACCAGGGCACGCTGTTTGTTAAGCGTACCGCCGCCGCGTCTGGCTTCGATGATGTCGCTCAGTGCGAAGCGATTTTCAACGAGCAGGGCGTGCCGGGAAACGATCGCTATCTGGCGCTTTCGACCCGCGACTACAATGGCATGGCGTCTAACCTGGCTGTTTCGACTCGTTCGTTCGGAAACGACATTTCTGACCGCGCTCTGCGCGATGCATACGTCGGTCGGATCGCTTCGTTCGAGACCTACAAGCTTGACTATGCTGTTCGCAAGTCGTCCGCCGCTGGTGGCGCTGGCATCACCATCAACACGCTCGTTGCTGGCGGTAACTACTGGACGCCCAAGGCAACCAGCGTTGCAGCAACTGGCGAATCGAGCAACGTCGATAACCGTTTCCAGACCATCACAGTTTCGAGCACGTCTGGCGTTGCTGCTGGCGATGCGTTCACGATCGCTAACTGCGAAGCCGTGCATCACATCACCAAAGGCTCGACCGGCCAGCCGAAAACCTTCCGGGTTATCTCGGTTCAGTCGGCAACGACCATGGTCATTTCGCCCCCGATCATCAGCGCTCAGGGCGGCACCGATGCTGAGAACCAGTATAAGAACGTGACCTTCACGGCCACCGCTTCGAATGCGGCCATCACATTCCTGAACGTTGCCGACGCTGTCGTGAATCCGTTCTGGCAGAAAGACGCTATCGAAATCCTGCCTGGCCGCTACGCTGTGCCAAAAAATGCCGGTGCTGCTGTGATGCGTGGATCGACTGACCAGGGGATTGAGCTTGTAATCACGAAGTTCTACGACATCAACACGATGAAAACCAAGTTCCGCGTCGATACGCTCTTCGGTGTCGTCAACAAACAGCCCGAGATGACCGGCGTCATCATGTTCGGTCAGGTCTAATTAAAAAAGGGGTTTTATATTATGTCTTTGATTCCTGCAAACGGGACCGCGCAAATCGTGGTTCCTTCGGGCGAGTCGATTGCAGTTTATTGCGTCGGCACCGCTACTGTCTCGCGTTTGGTTGGCTATCCTAACTATCCCGATCAGGTTACTCAGATCGGTGTAGTTGATGACGGTCAGACCGTTTTCGGTTCCTACTCTTCGGGCGCGACGATTATTGTCGACGCCTCGGGCGGAAGCGATGTTTACTACGAAGTCGGCAATGCCCCGGTGGTTAAGTCTGACCGCCGATCGGCATCGACGTATAGCTTGGTCAATTCATTCAATACCACTGGCACCATTTCATCGGCGCTGCTACTCGGGGGATTGATTACCTCGACGACCGCCGCCGCTGTCAGTGCCACGCTGCCAAGCGGCGCAGGCATAGACCTGGCAGCCGAGTTTGTTGTAGGTGAAACGTTCGATTGGTCGGTGGTTAACACTGGCCCGAATACCTTCACCGTGCTACAAGGCTCTTCAGGGCATACGGTTGTCGGATCAATGGCTGTTGCTACCCTAACTTCCGGGCTGTTCCGCACCCGCAAGACCGCTGTTGATACGTTCGTAACGTACCGTCTGGCGTAATTGTTGTAACTATCGGGGGGCTTCGGCTCCCCGATTTTAGGAGTCTGATATGCCGCTCAAAAAAGGCTATTCGCAGAAAAGCATTTCCTCGAATATCTCCAAGGAAATGAAGTCTGGCAAGCCGCAAAAGCAGGCTATTGCAATTGCTTTATCGACCGCCAGGACTGCCGCGCAAAAGGCTGGCAAACCTGGTAAAGCGCCACCAAAAAAGGGCAAATGATGGATTTTCCACTGTTCGTGTACAAAAAGTCTAGTGTTAAGGGCAGCTTGATCCCGTTTAAAACCTTGTTGGTTAAAGACGAAAAGCAATATAGTGCTGCTATCGGCGGCGGCGAGTGGTTTGCTTCCGTTCCTGAGGCTCTCGCAGAAAAAGCAGAGCAGCCTAAACAAGAGAAAGCTGATATTCCTGGCGACGAAGATCAGCCGAACCGCGAAGAATTAGAAGCCAAAGCGACCGAGTTGGGGTTAAAATTTGACGGACGTACGTCTGATCGTAAATTGGGCGTTCTAATCTCTGAGGCTCTGGGCGAGTAATGGGCTACAGCAAGCGGCAATTCGTGACGGCGGCATTCGAGGAAATCGGGCTCGCGTCCTACGTTTTCGACTTGTCGCCCGAGCAGCTCGAAAGCGCATTGCGCCGACTCGATGCAATGCTAGCCGAGTGGAATGCTAAGGGCATCCGGCTCGGCTATCCGCTCCCAGGCAGCCCTGAGAGTAGCAACCTCGATGCAGAGTCGGCTGTGCCTGATTCGGCCAACGAGGCGATTATCACAGGGCTTGCCGTTCGGATCGCTCCGAGCCTTGGCAAACAGCTTATGCAGGAAACCAAGGTCACGGCAAAACAAGGCTACAACACGCTGTTAGCTCGCGCTTGTCAGCCTATCGAAATGCAATTGCCAGGGACGCTACCGGCCGGCGCTGGTAACAAGCCATCGCGCTTTAGTGACCCGTTCCTATATCCGCCGTCCGACTCTATTGATGCGGGCTCAGATGGCCCGATCGAGTTTACTTAAGGGCTATTTATGCCGACTATTAACCAACTCTCGACAACTGACAGCGTATCGGCTGGGGACTTGTTCCCGGTGTACGTAAGCAGCGAAGGCGACGCCCGCAAGGTAAGCGGCACTAATCTGCGTTCCTTTGTGCTTGATGGCGCATCGGTGGCCGACGACAAAGTGACGCAATACGCCGCCCCGTCTGGTACTGGGTTTACTGTAACTATCACAAATAGCTCGAATAGCGTTTGGCTGATCTTGACCCCGACCGGCACATTTGCAGCCGGGACAATTATTCTTCCGTCTGTGGCCAATACGGTTGATAAGCAAGAGCTGCTAGTCAATTCGACGCAGACGGTTACGTCTTTAACGATCAACGGAAACGGCGCTACGGTTACGGGCGCACCGTCTACTATCTTGGCTAATGGGTTTTTCCGGCTGCGATTCGACGACGTGGCTAACGTTTGGTATCGAGTCGGTTAAAAGGGCAAAAAATGACGGATCTTTTCAAATCACGCGACGGCGTACAGCGCCAAAACTTCAACCTTGGAAACGACGCGTACGGCGAGGTAGTGACCCCGCGAAGCCAGCAATCTTTAATTCGCAGTAGCTTTGCCAAGGCAATCACGGGCGGTGTCGACTCTGACTTTTTGCAGATCATTGGCAGCGTAGGCGCTGGCATTGGAGTCAATCAGACAGGCGGCAATCTGGTCGTCACGTCTGGCACAACTGCAAACTCTGAGCTGATTCTGCGCTCGGTCAAGTCGGTTAGCGGCGCATTTGTCGCACGCTGGCAAGCTATTCTTAGTCAGCGGATCGCGAACAATAACTTTTATTTTGAGTTAGTGGACGTCATTGGAGACGGACTGGCGTACACGATCAACTCGGCCACAAGCGTTACGGTCACGATTCCTAACAACAAATTCACCTCCGAAAACGTCGGGCAGTCGGTCACGATTGGCGCTATTACCGGGGCGGCTGGCTTGCCTGGTCGATATGCAATCGCCTCGGTTAGCGGCCTGGATGTAACTTTCACCGTCGCATCATGGCCGGCCAGCGGTTCCGGTACCTGCTCGCTATTCGGTTGGAATTTCCACCGTACGACGTATACCGGCACGACCGCTACTAATGCGGGCTACGATACTGGCCGCAACGGCTACGGGTCCGGCGACACGACCGCAACAATCAGCACCACGGCATCGCCTGGTCACATGGGCATTATGACCAGCGAAGACGGAATGGCAGCATTCCTTGACCAGCTGGTAGCTAGTGCATCGAAAACGGTTCAGAGGGCAAGTCGGGTGATTAACGTCGCGCGCGACGATGTCGACTTGTTCTTGCAAATTCGCGTAGTAAACGGCACCGTAGCACCGGCCAGCACGACCACGCTTACTGTCGGCATGGTGTCGATGAGTAACTATGAGTCTGTCAACGTAGCGATCAACTCGGTCCGGCCGCAGATTAGAAACTCGTCGACCCCCGTAGTTGTCGAGGATGGAACGCTTACTTCGGTTGCTACGGTTACAACCGTTTCTACTGTTACAACCGTTACCGGCATTACTACTGTTACGACCGCTGGTACCCCGGCTGTTCCGGCCACTCCGTACTTCGTCAACTCGGCTGCCACGACTAACGGCGCGTTAGTTCTTACTGGCACATCGGGATTGCAGGCTCTGTACGCGACCAACACTGGCGCCGCTGCGGCGTTCGTCAAGCTTTACAACAAGGCCACAGCGCCTACCGTAGGCACCGACGTTCCGGAGATGATTATTCCGGTCCCGGCTGCTGTTGGTGGTGTTCCTGGCGTCGCTCAAATTATCCCCGGATTTAACGGCTATCGGTTCGCGCTCGGGCTTGGCATTGCCATCACTGGCGGCGCAGCCGATTCAGATACGACCGCAGTGGCGGCCGGGCAAGTGAAGGTCAAACTCTCAAGGACTGTTTAATATGGCAACCTACGTCATCGTTGAAGAGGCTCCCGTTTATTACACCGTAGACGTCGAGTTCGATGGGCTGTCTTTTCGGCAATTGCTGATTAGCGAGCAAATTGGGCAAGGGCTTGCCGATCAGCTGCAAGCATATGCAGATGCTTACCAAGCAGACTACGAGCTGAGGGCCAAGAGTGGCGGCTAAGGATTCGCGCCTAGATAGGGTCGGGGTCGCTGGCTATAACAAGCCCAAGCGCACCCCGTCTCACCCTACGAAGTCCCACGTTGTGGTGGCTAAGCAGGGCGACCAGGTTAAGACAATTAGATTCGGTCAGCAAGGCGTGAGCGGATCGCCAGCCAAGAAAGGCGAAAGCGAAGCAGACAAGAACCGGCGCGCATCGTTCAAAGCGCGGCATGCTGCCAACATAGCCAAGGGTAAAATGAGTGCTGCCTACTGGGCTGATAAAGTGAAGTGGTAGCCGATGCAAATCCCAATTCTTAGCGGCGTTTATGCAGATAGCGGACCTGATTTCCGGGTTTCTTATCCGGTGAATCTGTTCGTCGTCCCAGGCCCGAACGGAATCAGCGATTCTTATCTAAGACCCGCTGACGGCATTACGTCGGTAGGGATTGGGCCTGGCGTTGATCGCGGCGGGATCAACTGGAAAGGCGTGCATTACCGGGTCATGGGGCCCTCGCTGGTCAGCATTACAGCCGACGGTGTGGTGACCACTATCGGAGGCGTTGGCGGAACTGTTGATCCTGTCACGTTCGACTATAGCTTCGATCGTCTGGCTATCGCATCGGTTGGCGATCTGTACTACTGGAATGAGATTTCATTGCAGCAGGTGCTGGACCCAGATCTAGGCGACGTGGTGGATGTCGTCTGGGTTGACGGCTACTTTATGACGACCGACGGCACTTCGCTTGTCGTCACCGAGCTTACAGACCCATTTTCAGTTAATCCGCTCAAATATGGATCGAGTGAGGTCGATCCCGATAGCGTCGTTGCATTGCTCAAGACTAGAAACGAGGTCTATGCGCTCAACCGAAACACGATTGAAGTGTTCGACAACATCGGCGGGGACTTTTTCCCGTTTCAGCGCATCGATGGGGCGCAGATCACTAAAGGCTGCATTGGCACCCATGCTTGCTGTGTGTTCGAGGATGCAATCGCATTCCTAGGCAGCGGCAGGAATGAGGCCCCGTCTATTTACATTGGCGGAAATGGCCAGGCCAAGCAGATCAGCTCCCACGAAGTTGACCGGCTGCTGTTGAACTACACTGAGGCACAACTATCCGAGGTCAATTTAGAGGCCAGGAACGACAAGGCACAGCGGCTGCTATACGTCCACCTGCCGGACCGTACACTCGTTTATGACGCCACTGCATCCGAGGCATTGCAGCAGCCTATATGGGTGACACTCACTAGCGCGCTTTCTGGCTTCTCGCAATATCGTGCGAACTCGCTGGTATGGGTTTATGACAACTGGTGGGTGGGCGATCCGACTAGCTATGCCTTCGGCAAACTTACGCAATCGGTGGGCACTCATTGGGGCTCGACGGTACGCTGGGAGTTCGCCACCTCGATCATGTACGCAGAGGGGCGCGGGGCAATATTGCACCAGCTCGAGCTAGTGGCGCTAACCGGACGCATTGCCCTGGGATCAGACCCGACGCTCAGCACCTCATACTCTACCGATGGCGTGACTTGGAGCCAGCCTAAATTTATCAAGGCAGGCGCACAGGGAGATCGGGCTAAGCGCCTGGCATGGTTTGGCCAGGGCTATATGCGCAACTTCCGGGCGCAGCGATTCCAGGGTGACACACAGACGCACCTGGCATTCGCAAGGCTTGAGGCTCAGGTCGAAGGGCTGGCGTACTGATGGCCAACAAACTCGGTCTAACTCGCGATCAGCTTGCCTCGTTCCTGAAAGACCCGGAGCAGATCAAGCAATTCGAGCAGCTATTTAGGACTGTCGATACCACGACAACCATCATCCTTCCGGCTATCGACACCGATGCGGGTATTGGTGAGTCGCAGGCACAGGAAGCGCTAGGCAATATCGTCGCGCTTAGCCGAGACACGGCGGCACAGATCGGAAGTATTCAGGGGGAGCTCGAGGAGATCACATCTGAACTTCGTCGTGTTGATGTTGACGTTCAATCGCTAGGGCTCAAATATGACGACACGCTGGCCGCAAGAATCGAACAATTGCAGAGTGAGGTCAATGGGCTATCGTCGATTGCGATGGTCGACACGCTGTCGGCAAGAGTCGAGCAACTGCAAAGCACTCTAGACGGACTAGCGTCCATTGCGATGGTTGATACTCAGCCAAAGCGGCGCCGGCTTGGTGCGTTTTACGATACGACCACGCAAACGGCTGCGGCTATCAATACCGCCTATGCCGCTACGTTTAACACCACTGCATTGTCGGACGGCGTCTATATAGGCTCACCGACTTCGCGGATATACGTAGACACCGAGGCAACCTATAATTTTCAATTCTCTATGCAGCTCGATAATACGAGCGGCGGCAACCATTTGGCCTTTTTATGGTATAGGATAAACGGGGCAGACGTTGCCAACTCGGCAAGCCAGATTCGGCTAAAAGGATCGGATGGCGAGCTTGTCGCGGCATGGAATTTTGTAGAAAGACTCAAGGCTGGCGACTATTTCGAGCTCATGTGGTCTGTTAACGATACAGCCGTGGAGATGACGGCATCGGCAGCAGTTGCGCCAGTTCCTGGCATTCCTTCCGTGCTTCTTAGCGTGGCAACGTGTGATTGAGGTAAAAAATGGCTGTTATCACTAAAGCGCTACTGGATAGCAAATATCTAGAATCAGTTCAGACGACGCAATACACGGCTACCAACTGCCGGGCACTGGTCACCAAGGCCAGCATTACGAACAATGACACTGTAAACCGAACGGTGTCGATCAATATAGTTCCGGCTGCTGGCAGCGCGTCAAACTCAAACCGAGTGATCGCTACCAAAACCATCGTCCCGAACGAGACCTATCTATGCCCTGAGCTATCCGGGCAGGTGGTCGAGAACGGCGGGTTTATCTCGACGATCGCCAGCGCGGCGTCGGCTCTTACGATTCGGATTAACGGTCAGGAAATAACCTAAATGGATAAGGCCCGTTTACCTGCTCTAATGCTTGGGAAGTTTAGAGGCATCGAAGTCGAAGAGCCGTTCGTCACGACCGCTGAGAACTCAAAGAATACAAAGCTCGTGATCGACCAGTGGTCGCTTGGTCCGCTCGTTCCGGAGATTCAGCCAGACGCAAATAAGCCCTTTTGGTCTAAGCTGGCCAAGGCGTGGCAGGTGACCGAGAAAGAAGCGCGGCGGCGTTTCTGCGCGAATTGCGAATATTTCAAGAATGACACTACATTCCAGGCGAAGATGGAGCGGATCCCGCTTAACAGGTACGACACCGGCGCAGGTGGTCGCGGGTTCTGCGAAAAGTTCGACTTTATCTGTCATAACCTCCGCGTTTGTCAGGCTTGGGAAGAGCGCGAAGAAGGGGAAGAGTGATGGCCTCATCCAATCAACAAGCGTCTAAAAATCAACCTAAATCGGTAAGCAGCTTTGATGCTTACGACGCAGCAAAAATAGCACTTGGAAGGGTTAACTCTGATGAGTTAGCGGCTACAAAACAAGGCTTGCTAGAGGCTGGTTCTGAAATTGGTCTAAATCAGGAAGACGATTTAGACTCTATGATCGAAATATTTGAGTACATATCAAGCAATCCAGATGCTTACCAAGCTGCCATTAAAGAATTGGCCAGCAAGGACTATATAGACGCCGAAGATTTTCCAGAGCAATTCGACCCTCAGTTTTTGGGCACAGTGCTTGCGATGCTACATGAGTTGCAGGCATCAGGATTGCCAAGCGCAGAGCAAACAACACAAACCAAATCACCGGTTAATGAGATTCAAAATTTGAATCGTGGCAATGTTTCTGAAATTGCTAGCCAACTTGCATCTTATGGGCGGCATGGAGATACCATGCTTGCTCATATAACACCAGAAGAAGCAGAAATACTCAAAAGCCGAGGGGGGTCTGGGACCATCAACCCTATTACTGGCTTGCCAGAATTTTTTCTTAAAAAACTTGCAAAAAAAATAAAGCAAGGCGTTAAAAAAGTCGCCAGTGCAGCAAAAAAAGTATTAAACACACCTGTTGGTAGAATTGTAGGAACTGTGGCACTAGCAACAGTTCTAGGCCCCGCTGGAGTTGGGCTGTCGACTGGTTTGGCTGGCGCTGCCGCTGGTGCTGGAGCAAGTTTGGCGGCAGGCGGATCGGCCAAAGAGGCCCTTGTGTCTGGCGCGATGGGATACATCGGAGGCGGCGGCACGGTCATGGGTGCAAACCCAGTGACAGCAGTAGGAAGTTATCTTCCTGGCGCAACAGGATCGGCGCTTAATACTGGATTGGCAACCGGAGCAATTGCAACCGGGGTAGGTAAATTGGCAGGCATGAGCACTGCCGATGCATTAAAAATGGGTATTACTTCAGGCACAGCGGCCGGCCTGCAAAATGCGATTGGCAATCGTATTGCTACAAAGCCATCAATTGGGGAAGGGGTTGGTCCTAAAAACTTAAGTTCTCTAGAATCGTCCGCATACGGAGCTTCACCATCGCTTACTGGAAGCCCATTTCTTAATGGGGGCGTCGAAGCGCCTCCTTTAACGTTTGAGACTGCTGGAGCTAGTGGGTTTGATGTGCCAGTGCTTACTGGCAGCAACCCATTTGAGCCTCCTCCAACGCTTTGGGATGCTGTAGGCGATTCAATTAAAGCATCAGCAAACAAGATCGGGGATGCTGTAGTTAATACAGTAAAACCCCCATCAGACACCGGCGGTCTAATGAGCTGGCTGGGGGCTCCGGCCGCCCAGCTAGCAGGCCAGGCTATTAACGCGGGCGTGCAATACGCAGCAGCGGACAGAGCATCGGAGCAGCAACAGCGAGCCGCCCAGGCTGCTATGGATGAGCAGCGGCGGCAGTTCGACATCACTCGCCAGAGCCTGGCGCCGTTCGTTCAGGCAGGCACGCAAGCGCTCGGAGGTTTTGCTCCATATCAAACGGCTGGCCTACAGGCGTTTGGCCAACAGCAGGCATTAGCGGGCCTACAGGGTGAGCAAGCGCAGCGGCAGGCTATTGGAGCGCTTGAGGCGTCGCCAGAATATCAAGCGCTCGCTAGGCAGGGCGAGGAAGCCATTCTGCAACGTGCATCGGCCACCGGCGGACTACGCGGCGGGAATGTTCAGGCAGCCCTGGCTCAGTTCCGGCCGGCGATGCTGCAACAGCTTATTGACCAGCAATATCAGCGCTTAGGAGGCTTTGCTGGAACTGGCTTACAGACGACCACGAACCTCGCTGAAATGGGCCGGGCTGCGGCTACTCAGCAGGGGACGTTTGGGGCTAATGCTGCATCCAACATTGGTAGCCTATTGACCCAACAAGGCCAGGCACAGGCAGGTGGCACGCTAGGAATGGCGCGCGGGGTGTCTGAGTTACTCAGTGCACCGGCTCAGATTTATGGCTTTCAGCGCGGACTAAGGCAGGCTTAACCCATGGCAAACCCATTCGATTACAGTCTAAACACACAGAGCCCGCTTGAGTCGATGGTCGGCGGGTATAGGGCAGGCGCTAACATTGCTGCTATCGAGCAAGAGCAGCAAGCCAGACAGCAGGCCATGCAACTGGCTGCGATGAAACAGCAGCAGGAAATGATGCTGCAACAGCAAAAGCAGGCCGCTTTTGATAGGCTCAATGCCCCAGACGTAACGCCAAACGATTATAGAAACGCGGCATTGCTTGGCAACAAAGAGCAGTCGGAAGTCATCATGAAGATGATGGCGCAAAACGACGAAGCCACGAACCGAGCAACGATTAGTAAGTTGGCTCCGACCGTGTTTGCTCTGCACGCAAACAAACCGGAGCGTGCTATCTCAGCGCTTGAGCAACAGTTGCAGGCATATCAAGACAATCCAGCCGCGCAGCAGCAGATTCAATCTCAGATCGACGCTATTAAGACAGACCCAGAGTCAGCCAAGCTTGAGCTGACTGGTGTTTTGTCGCTGGTTCCTGGCGGCGAGAAAATTCTTGAAAACGTTTTAAGTTTGACTAAAGAAAATCGCGCTCAATCAGAAGAAAAACGTGCGGCAGAATTGCATGCTACCGAGGTTAGCAAAGGAAAGTCAGAGGCAGAAATAAAACAAGCAGAAGCAGAATTTGCTAGGAAAAACCAGATCGCAAAACTTCAGCAGCAAGCCGCTTCACTTGGGCTTACCAAGGCTCAGACAAATCAGGCAATTGCTCAGACGAGAAATCTGACAGAGCAAGGTCAAATGATGGCGCTTGATTTTAAGGCAGCTCTTAATGGTTTGCCATTGCCAAGCAAAGGAGGAGGGACTAAACCGGCATCAGCAGCGACTGAAGATGAAAGAAAGGCAGCAGGATGGCTAGCTCAGGCTGATAATTCATACAAAAACATGCTGTCAGCCATGTACACTAAAGAAGGAAAGGCTACAGGGGCTGAAAAACCAGGGTTTTTAGAAACTGTTACTCCTTTAGGTTTTGGAGCAGGTGCAGTAAGGTCTACTGAGCGCCAAAAGTTTGTACAGGCATCAGAATCATTGGGTGAGGCGATTTTAAGGGCTGCAACAGGTGCAGGTGTAAACAAAGATGAAGCCGCACAAAAAGCCCGTGAATTGACTCCTGTTTTTACTGATGACGAAGAGACGCGCAAGCAAAAATTGGATGCAATACCAATGTATCTAAAATCGTTGCACACAAGAGCAGGTCGTGCAGCGCCAGAAAATTACGAAATCCCGCAGCCGCCAAAATCTGCTCAGGCTCAGCAGCCAGTCATCTACGCAAGAAACCCACAAACAGGCCAGCGGATCATGTCTAATGATGGCGGGAAAACTTGGGCGCAAGCGAGGTAAATATGCCGCTCCCACCGGGGTTTGTATTAGAAGGATCGCCAGCAACTCCAAAGCCAGAGCAGATGCAAGGCTTACCGGCTGGCTTTGAGATTGAGCAACAGGTGCAGCAAGCAGCCGAACCTGCTAAGCCAATGGGCTTTTTCGAGGGCCTAGCAGAGCAGGTAACAGGACGCGCTCGCGCCACGCCTGAGACTCAAACACTTCCAGAATGGACGGGGATGCCTGAGCTCAATCAGATGAGCTTGGCATCATTCAAAACAGGATTGGGCACGCTACTTAGCAACCCAAAAGAAACCGTTCAAATCTTGCAGGCCAACTTCCCAGGCGTGCAAGTTCGACAGGATCAAAAAGGCAATTACATCCTGAGATCGTCAGTCGATCAGAAGGAATATGTCATTCCTCCAGGGTTTACGGCTGGCGACATCCCTCGCGCTATTGGTGGGGCATTGGCATTCACGCCAGCGGGTAGGGCCACTACTATCCCTGGCGCAATCCTGGCCGGCGGTGCTACTCAGGCCGCGATTGAGGCAAGCCAAGCAGCTACCGGTGGTGGGGCTGGTGCAGAAGATCTTGCAGAAGTAGGGATGGCAGCGGCATTAGGCCCGGCCGGCCAAGTTGTCCGGCGAGTTGCTCAGCCAGTAGCCCAGGCAGTTAAAGGCGTTGCCCAGAAAGTCATGGGACGCGCACCGGCTGCGGCAGCTCCGGAAGCTGCTATGCGATACGCAACGACGGCTGAGCAGCAAGCTAAAACAGCGGCGGCCACTACCGCTGCCCAAACAGCTCCAGAAGAGATAACTTCGTTAGTTCAAAAAGCATCAGGAAAAGGCATTGGCTCTGCCAGCGCACGGGATAGGCTCGCTGATCTAGCGCAGATCGACACGGAAGCCAAAGCGGCGGCGAACCGACTTGGTATCGAGTTACCTGCCGATGTGTTCAGCGATAACCCTCAGATACGTGCTGCGGCAGGGCTTACACGCTCGGTCGCGGGCGGTGAGGCTGAAGCAGCCTGGCGCAATACTGTAAGAGATGCAGTCGAAAAGGCTGATGACGTCATCAGAAAATATGATGCAAGCTTTGTCGAGGGGACTGTTTCGCCTGGTGCTGTGTCTCAGAAAATCAAAGACGCCCTGATTCAGCAGCAAAAAGACATTGCTCAATCGGCAAAGGATCTATACGGAGAAGTTGATAAAGTAGTACCAAAGCAGACGCCGGTTACATTCCCAGGGCTCAAAGCAAAACTTGCAGACATGGCTGAAAGTTTTGGCGAGCAAAGTATGCAAGAGAACCCAATCATCAGAAAACTTACAAAGATGGTTGATCTCGCCGAGGCCGGGAAAGTTCCTTATGGCAGACTCATAGAAGTAAAGGCATTGATTGGGGAGTCAATCAAGGGCGCTCAGAATGACTACTCTAAAAGCCTATCCCAGGGGCGTCTAAAAGACATCTATGGTGCGCTTGCTCAAGATCAACTTGATAATGTCGAAAGGCTTGCAAGTCCTGAGGTGCGGAAGCAACTAAGGTCGGCCAATCTGTTGACCGCTAAAGAGAAAGCGCTTGGGAAACGGATTGTCAACGCATTTGGGCAAGACGTTGAGGGAAGCGTCGCCAACAAAATGAGATTGGCAATAACTAGCGCTGCCAAAGGCGACACTGGCGAATTCAATCGCCTACTTAAAACAGTGCCAGAAGAGTTGCGCAGAGAAACCGTGGCCACTGCGCTTGCTTCTGCAACTAGGTCAGCAAGAGGCGCAGAAAAGGGCGGTTTTGGCTTTTCTGAGTTTGCAAACATATACCCAAAAATCCGAGCAAATCCGCAGGTGTACAAAACAATCGTTGAAACCCTTGGGAGTGATGCGGCGCTTGCGATGCGTGACCTTTACTCAGTATCGAAAAGAATCACCGAGGCCCGCGCCAATGTGTTGACTACAGGAAAGGCAAATCAAGCATTTGCAAATCCTGAAGGTTTGATTGGCAAGGTTATGGAGAACAGCATCGCCCAGCGCGCCGCCACTGCCGCTGTGGGGCTTGTTCCTGGAGGCGGGGCAGTTGCACCGGACATCATCAAATTCATGTCTCAGGGCGCGGAAGAGCGGGTAAAGGCTGCTGGAAAACTGTTTGCAGATGAGTCGTTCCAAAAGCTAGCCATTGAGGCTGCCACCAAAGCAGAGCCAAGCGCAGCAACGCTTCGCAAGGCTGCTATGTCTCAATCATTCCAAAGATATGCGGATGCCATAAAACTGCCTAAGCCATTAAATGAGCGGCTAAAATGGCTGCAATCTGGCCTTCAGGCTGGGCGCATGTCTAATCAAGAAGAGCCACAACGTATTTACGTCGGCGGCTTTGCAGATCAACAAGAGGCGCAACAATGACCGTTATCGCTAATTCACCTTTCCCGGTCTACTTAGACACCGACGGCTCAGCGCTTGAGGATGGCTATCTGTACATCGGATCGCCTAATCAAAACCCGGAAACGAACCCGATCACAGTATATTGGGACGCCGACTACACGACCCCAGCGGCGCAACCGATCAGGACATCGGGCGGCTTTGCGGTGCGCAATGGCTCGCCAGCCATGATGTATGTCTTGGCGCTCGATTATTCGATCACGGTGCGAGACAAGAATCGGCGGCTTGTGTATAGCAAGCTAGAGAACGATTCGACCACATCGCAACTTACAGTGCTTGATGTTGATGATGTGTTCACTGGGAACGGCGCGACAACGGTTTATACCTTAAGCAAACTTCCATCCAGCCAAGCAGGGCTTGATGTAAGCGTTAGCGGAGTTACTCAAACCCCAGGTACCGATTACACCCTGACTGCCAACACTCAAACGCTGACATTTAGCACGGCGCCCCCCAATGGGGCAATCATCCTTGTCAAATACAGCCGTTCGATTACCGTAACGCTCAGCAGCACCTCTAGCGACTTTATAAATGTTAAAAACTTCGGAGCGATTGGTAACGGAGTCGCAGACGACACTGCCGCCATTCAGGCAGCGCTTGATTACGCTTACGGCCGACCCGTATACGCCCCGGCAGGAACGTACAAGATTACCTCGCCCATCACTAGCTATAACGCCAGCCTAGTTAAGCGGCCGGGCGTGGTGCTGTATGGAGACGGTCCAGGAATTACGATTTTCGATAACCAAGTCGCGTCTGGCTACTGCTTTGACTTTAACCACAGCGTCGGATCGACTACTTACGCAAATCAGGTTTGGTCTGACTCAAGTTCTATCAAGAATCTGACTATTTTAGGGAATGCTTCGATAGCCAGTAGCAGCGGCATCAAAGTCCGAGGCTTGTGGAATCTGGTGTTCGACCAGGTGGTGATCAAGAATCACACCCTGTATGGGTTCCACGCGGACGTCGATCCTGCCTATAACCCTGACATGACCGCTTCGGTCAGTATGGCTTTCCGCAACTGCTGGATTTCTTACAACAAGATCGGGATGTATTCCCCGCAATCGCAAGCCATGCCAGCTTGCACTTGTACGAATGTCTACGTGTTCTGGAATACAGACGCGGGGATCATTATGTCGTCCGGCATATTCAAAATGGCAGCATGCGGGATATCGTTCAATGGGTATTCATATTCCGGCGACTTCTCTCCATCGCTTAGTTATGGCGGATTTATCAACCCATTGGTGAATGGATGCCCGTCTGGCATTTCATTTGAAGGGTGCGAATTTGACGGAAACAAGCCGCAACAAATTTATTCCGCTTTATCTAGCGGAATGAAAATAACTCACGGTCGGTTTGGAGTACGTAGGTTAGATGGCGAGCTAAATAAATATATGGTTGTTTTCGGAGCCGATACAACTGTCGGGACATTCCGTTGTTATGATCCATTGATCGAACATTGCGAGATCAATTTCAAAAGCGGAGACTATACCGGCGTGACTGTTCGTCCGTTCATGTTTAAGACGTACAGCCGGTATGGCAAGGTAGGAAACAATCAATGGTTTTCAACTGCCACCAATTTAACCGCCGGTACTAATTTGTTCTACGTGACAGAAGATGCAAGGACTGGCGGAGATGACGGGGCTCTGTATGCAGTTAAGTACGAGTTTCAAAACGCAGTCTATAACCCGCTCGCATATCAAACGCGCTATTCGTCTGGGTTCGTTTACACGATTCCTAATGACTCCGTAATTAGTTTCCGTCCCACGTTTATAGGCGGTGCGATTATGGTATCTGGCGGTAGTTCGTTTACACATGGACTAATAGGTTATGTGTCAATCCCTGGCAGCGTGTGGGCGATGACTACGCTATCTGGCGGCGTTAACTTGACTACCGGCGTGCTCACTGGAACTACAGGAACCATCAACAGGCTTAACATCAGCGCTTCTGGTGGTCTAATTTACATAGAAAACAGACTCGGGACAGCGCCATTGATTGCTGTTAAGACACTCCCATCGTCAGATCTGTACGTCTAATCGCCAACGGTCAAAAAAGGCAACCAATGTCACTCACTCAAGTAATCAACGGACTGCTAGCTGACGGGGCTATCACAACGGCCAAGCTAGCGGATGCAAGCGTGGGCGCCGCCAATATCATCGACGCAAACGTGACCGCAGCAAAGCTAGCAAACGCTAGCGTTACGACTGCAAAGCTGGCAAATAGCGGCTACGAACTCGGGCCACGTAATCGCATTATCAATGGCGCGATGAATATCTCGCAGCGGGGGACGACGTTTGCCGCGATTGCTAGCACGGCTTACTCGCTGGATCGGTGGCGCATAGGCTACACAACCACAGCCGTTGCCACCGTGTCTCAACAAGCAGACGTTCCGAGCAGCAACGAATTCCAAAACAGTTTACGAGTTACCGTGACTACGGCAGACACCAGCATCGAGGCCAGTGATTATTTTTATGTTCAGCAGTTTGTTGAGGGATATAACGCGAGAGACTTGCTCGGACGAACTTTCACGCTTTCTTTCTGGGTCCGATCAAGCAAGACAGGAACGCATTGCGTTTCGTTTGGCAACGCTGGGGCAGATCAGTCATACATTGTTGCGTACACAATCAGCGCGGCAAACACCTGGGAATACAAGACCGTCACCATTTCAGGCGGCTTGACTACCGGTGGCACATGGACCTGGACAAATGGCCGGGGCCTCGTTTTTCAGTTCATCTTGGCTTGCGGCTCGGCTTTTCAAGCCACAGCAGGTGCTTGGCAAACTGGCAACTTTATTGCCACCGCCAACCAAGTCAACTGCTTGGACACTATAGGCAACATATTCGCAATCACTGGGGTTCAGCTTGAGGCCGGATCATCCGCCACTCCGTTTGAGTATGTCGACTTCGGAACCGAATTTGCAAAATGTCAGCGGTACTTTGAAATCTGCGGATTTATTGCTACAGCTACGTCTCCGCCGTTTACAAGCGTTCGATATACAGTAAAAAAACGCGCAACTCCGAACTCTCTAACCCCAAGCGTTTCTATTTCTCCCGCTACTCTAAACAATAGGCTTTCTGACAACTTTTTTTCTATGGACGGAAACCCTGCTTCTAGCGTAGCGTTAACAGTATCGGTAGACGCGGAACTATAAATGGACCTAGAGACCATCGTTGCAGTGACCGGCGGGGCGGTATGCGGATCGGTGGTCACTATAGTAAATAGCGAAACGAAAACGCGTCGGGCCGCTGTTAAGCTGCTGTTCAAAATAGTGGCCACAGTCGGCGGCCTGGCGCTTTTTCTCGGGCATGTAATCCATAAGTTTGTCGAGATCCCGCATCCGATTTCAGAAAGCACGGCAGCTTTTGTGCTAGCGGCTACCGTGAATCAGCACCGAGAGATGGCACGTTTTTTAGCCGAATGGCTTAGGAAAAAAGCATGAGCACGGCCCAGGTCGTCATCCATTATGTTTTTATGAGCTGGTTCGCGTGGGCGACCTTTTCCATGATTTCAACTGTCGACAAAGGATTTCACCCGGCAATCCGCGTATCGATGGCAGCCCTAGGGATCTGTGCGTTTGCTGCTCTTTTCGTCCCTACATACCTACGCATATCAGGTCAATCGTGGGAGTCTATGACAGACATCGTGCTCTGGATATACACAGGTATCCTTGCTTCGGGTGTTATTGCTCAGACGGCGATAGTTCTAGAAGATGCCATCTGTCGGCGTAGGGCTTGACAAGCTAGCGGGCTGGTGCTCATGATAAGCCATGAAACTATCGGCCCATTTCACGCTTGATGAGCTAATCGTATCGCAATACGCTATTAGGCACAACATCGACAATATGCCGAGCGATGCCATCGTTGCGAATCTTGAGAGACTATGCGCCGACTTGTTGGAGCCGTTGCGCGCGGCCTTAGGTCGACCGATTGTGATCTCTAGCGGTTACAGATCGCCTGAAGTTAATCGAGCAATCGGCGGATCTAGCGGTAGCGCGCACATGTTAGGGCTGGCGGCAGATATCACCGTTCCAGGCTTGACGGTGCAAGCCGTGTGCAAAGAGATTGCAAATCTTAAGCGGCCATTCGATCAAGTTATTGACGAATATAGTCGATGGGTACATGTTGCAATTGCAGCAAAAGACAAAAAGCCGCGCATGCAGCAGTTGGTAGCCAGGCGTTTTGGGAACGGCGGACAGACGGTGTATTCATCCGCAAATTTTAACTAGGGGGAACTTATGGACGCGATGGTACTTTCGGCGCTTGCTCGCCATCTTTTAACAACTTTCGGCGGTGTCTTTGCCGCCAAATACGGCATCGAAGGCGGCACGATCGACGCTGTAGTCGGTGCGATTGCTACCCTGGCCGGCTTTGGCTGGTCGTTCTGGGACAAGAAAAAGGCTAAGTAAGCCATGAAGGCGCTGCGGAAATTGCTAAGGATTCTATTCTCAAGCAATTATCCGCAGCAGCAGATGACAGACTAGACCATGCCGATACGGTTGTAGTCGTCGCTCGTTCGCTCTTCGCGCAATAAAATTTTCAGGTCTTGCTCTAGTTGCTCGACCTTATCTCGCAAGTAGTCCCTCTGGGCTATCACGCAAGCCGGGTGCATGCAGTAATAGCTGCACGTGTGTAAATCGTTTTTGTCTGTCATTTGATCCTCACAGAGTTAGGCGGTGTCTTGGTCACGTTGCTATTCTTCTGGCGAATTCTGTCATCAGCTCCTGAGATATGCGTTGGATTGCGTATGCCTCTTGTTCACATCCTGGGGTCTTTTCGCCGTAAAAATCGCACCACTCCTGCCATGCGTGCACGGCTTCATGAACCAATAAACCGGCTACTTCTATTGGGCTGTGCTTCTCATAGTTCGACAAGCACACAACAACCGCCATCCCTTCGCGCGTGAATAAATGATGCGCGGTTGCATCGGCTTGTTCTGTTTTTATCCAATTTTAAAATGCTTTGCCCGTGCTCGTTCAAGCCGATCTCAAACCCAGCCTCCCGCGCCATGCGGATGATGTCGTCGCGTGTCATTTCTTTCCCTTTGCTTGAATTGACGCGGCCACTAAGTAGGCGAAGCGCTTGAGTTCGTTTCCGCACAGCGGTGACTTAGTGCGGATCGACCCCGTTATTTCGCTAACCTCAAAGCCAGCCTTGCGCGCAAGTTCGGTGATTTGGGCTTTAGTCATTTCTCACTCCTCGCGCGGATGGCGGCGCTGTCAGCACCCCCGAACCGACGCCTGAATTCTGATTCTTGTGCGTCCATCGCTGCGGCCCACCCTGCAGCCCTCGCTGCAGCCCTCTCTGCAACACTCTCTGCTGCCCACGCTGCGGCACTCGCTGCGGCACTCGCTACGTCAATCGCTGCGCTCCTCGCTGCGTCCATCGCTGCGGCCCACCCTGCAGCCCTCGCTGCAGCCCTCTCTGCGGCCCTCGCTGCGCCCATCGCTGCGGCTAACTCAGCATCATTAGCGTCGCAATTTGCGTATCGCTCTGCTACGTCGATCGCCGCGATAGATCGGGGGTCGGTCATCAAGTGTTGCACTT